GTTGTGGGGTGCCCGTCTGCATGTCGTCTGCTAGGCCAGTCTGACACCCCGGATGCTCCTAGATGTGTGAGTTATATCATGCGTCTTGTGGAAACGCAAGCAACTTATCAAGCAAAGTGAACTGTGGTGCTATACCGCCGTACACGAACGAATACCCTTTGAGTTTTCCTTTGGAAATCGGCAGTCCTGACTTCAGCGCACGACGCAAAGTTGGCATCTTGATTTGGTACTTCTGCAGCACTGCTGTAAGGCTTGGGAACATCAACCCATCCGGCATCACGAATACCGCCTTTGACATCTTGGCTTTAGCTTCCTCTGTATGGCGTTTGCCAGTCCAGTGTTTGTGGCTACGCCCCGCTTCAATGTTCGCACGGATCTTGGCACGGCCCTCTTCAGACACCTTACGCCCGGCAGCTTTGGCTTTGCCTTTCTGCGTAGCACCGATTTTGGCTCGTGTTTCTTCACTTACTTGTTTGCCATAGCGGTAGTGGTCGGGGCCTGCCGCTTTTCCCTTACGGTTTTTGCTCAGCTTCGCTTTGCTGGCGTCTGTCATTTTCATACCCAAGCGGGCCAGCTCTGCGCTGTGGTTAATGTTGTAGCACTCGGGACGACCTACATGCTGCGCGAGGTACATGTCTTCTACTTTGAGCTGATCGGCGCTGTCAGCGATCTCTTCCAACACCTCAAACACAAACGCGTCTGCGCCGTATTTATTCCACGCTGCTTGCAGGCGTGGGTTTTTGTGCACACCACGTTTGAGGTCGTATTTGTGTTGCCACTCACGGCGGGCGAAAGACTCAGCACTGCCGATGTAGTACTTGCCGTTGGCCATGTTGGTGATTTGGTAGATGACTGACATTGTTACAACTCCAAGGAACGATTACGATGAATGAAGTATATCATTCTTTTGCTTTGTAACACAATACCCAAAAGAAAAGGCTCCAGAAGGAGCCTTTTCAACACTCTAAGTGCTTGATTTTACTGGTTATGCACCAGCAGAACCCCAGACGCCCAGAGGATCAGACCAGCCGAAACTGTAGCGTTCACGCGCCTTGTAGCGAACGTTCCCTGTATCGAAATCCCCGTCCATGCCAGTAGACATGGGGGTACGAATGAAGTGCTTCATACCGTTGGGGACATCGGTCATCAGGAACCAAGCGTCGCTGTCGGTCAAGAAGTGGTTGATTGTGTAACCACCGGGCACTGCGCCCATGTTCTTGATCGCGTTGATGTCGTTGTCGGCAGTAGCGACACGCAGTTCGGTCTTCAACAGACGCTCTGCAACGAACATCAGGCTGGGAGGCAACACCAATTTCTTGGGTTTAGCTGCGATCAACAAACCACGTTCGTCCGTCCAAGCAGCGATCTGAATGATAGCGGCTTCCAAAGAAGTCTCATTCAGGTCAACAGGAGTGGAGGGGCTGTTGTAGTTTGCACCGCCACCAACCAAGGGGTGGCCAACGCGAGTGCTAGAGCTGTTAACGCCGCACAAAGAAACACCGTCACCGCCGAGGTAAGAACCGCTGAAAGCGTTGTTCAACACTGCAGCAGCTTTAACTTCTTTGGTGTAAGCCATGGCGCGAGCCAAAGCTTTGGTGTAGCGGGCAGACAGACTGTCATACAGGTTGTCTTCCACTGCTTCTTCGGTGATCGAGAAGCCCAAGGCGATGGTTTCGTGGGTGTAGCGCGATGTGAAAGCTTCTTGCGCGTTATCGTAAGCGATAGCAGCGCCTTCAGACTTCACAGGGGCAGCACCGAAGCCAGACAGCTTGGTTTCTTCTTCGAAGCTACGGTCTGATTTCTCAGTTTCGTAGATCTCTTTGTGCTCTTGGCCGTAACGGCTGTACTCCATACCAAACAAGGCGTTCAAGCCGGGCAGGAGTTCCTTAAGCAGTTGGGAACGTGAAATTGCCATGGTAGGTTACTCCTTAGATGCCAACGGCGTTGCTGTAGCTGTGGTAGCCGGGGTTGAACTTAACCAACACATCGGGGTAAGCATCGCTAACGGGAGAAGCGAAGCCCACGATACGGAAGGCAGCAGTAGTGGTTTGAACGGTAGCGTCCAAAGCCGAAGTGGAGTTGCCGTACTGGGTAGAACCAGTGCTAGACGACTGGGCAGCAGCAAAGAATGTGTTAGCACCCAAAGCAGCTTGAGTCGCAGAACCGTCCAACTGAGCTTGGAAAGCCACGCGGTCATCGGTCACAACGTATGCAGTCACCACGCCGGTAGTGCCGGAGGGGTAGTACTGGCTGTTGATCACTTGGCCTTGTGCGTTCACGTATTGGCAGCCGACGAAAACGCCGATAGTGCCAGCAGGGAAAGCATTGGACGAGTCATCAGCGCCGGTAGCAGTAACCACGTTGATGTAACCGTTAGCGTTGATACGCACAACCTGACCGAAGAAAATGTTGCTAGCGTAGCCAGCAGGGTCGATCAGGAACTGAGATGCGGCGCCGGCATAAGCCATGCCGTCGACGCGGTTTACGGGTTTCAGCCCGTAAGGAGAAGCAGTAGATGCCATTGATAGCTCCTAAATTACTTTGAACCAGAACCAAATCCGCCGCCGCGACTGGTAGAAGACTTTGTGTCTTTGTACAGAGGCATGCGCGGGTCATTGTTTCGCATGAAGTGGTTGTCCACTGATTCCATCTGCGCCTGTGCTTGGTTGGCATAGTAGTCGTTACGGGACTTGGCGCGTTCTTTGGGCTGTCTGCACAGCATCAAACCACCAATTTCCACGTTACCAGACTGAGTGCCTTGAAGCATAAGTTCAGGATGGTCCGCTGCTTTTACCGGCTCCCAACCATCACGCAACTTTTTAGAGACGTTCGTGGGATCAGGCTCACCCAAAACATGGGTTGCAATCCAACGGTAGCTCCAGTCCGGATCAGGGGTCGGTTCGGGCAGCATGCTCGAAGGTGTATACACATTACGAGCGGTTTTTTCGCGTGATGTCAATTCACGATTAGTACGGTTTTCAGCCATTCGAGTTCTCCAGTTTTGCCAATTCAATCGCATATTGCTGTGGTGTCAGCCCAAACTTAGCAGCCAAGGCTACTTGAGTGCTTGTAAGCTGCACCTTCCTTGCCCCCGATGAGCGGGAAGCCGGTGCTACAACGGTTGCGGGCTTTTTGGTTCCCTCGCCGGACTTCGGCTTGTCTTGAGTTTCCCCGAAAAAATCGCGGAACGTAGACTTCATGCGAGCATCAACGCGCTCGAAGTAATCATCAGAGCGGGGGTCAACCCCCGAGTTGACTAGTTTCTGGTGCAGCCCTAGTGCAAAAGCTGTCATTTCCTCGTAACCGGGAGAACCGAACCACTGGTTTTTTGCCTGCCAGCGCAGCGTTTTGTCGTCGATTGCTTCCTGTTTTACGGGTTGTTGCTGTGTTTGTACATCAACTTCGGGCTCTTGTAAAGCGGGTGGGCGGAAATTTTTCGCTTGCGCGAGCTTCATTTTCGCTTCCATCAACGCTTCTTGCGCTTCCACAATCGCATCGGTGTCAAACGCTTCACTGGCTTCCTTAAGCTTGCGCTTTGCGGCGTCCACTTCTGCATTGGCCACTTGCTGGATGGATTGTGCGTATTGCTCAGAACCTGAGTTGACATACTGACGCAGACGCTTGTTCTCTTCCAACATCGCACGCGTTACACGCTCAAGTTCAGCCTTTTCACGGGCCAAAGACTCTTTTGCACGACGCTCGTCATGACGGGCGTGTGTGAGCTCCTTGATGCGCTTTTGCACTTTGTCAGAGTACGAGTCAATTTCGTCCTCGGTGGGGTCTTCCACTTCTTTTTCCAGAGGCTTGCTGAACCGATCCTTTTCAGGCGTGTCGTCAACAATCTCTACCTCCAGCTCCTCTTGGGCGCCAGAGTCCGCAGAAGCTTCCCCTGCTGAGACCTGTTTGTCTTCTTCCTGTTCATCAGGAAACTTAAATGCTTCAGGCATGTGAAATCCTCCTTTTTAAGCGCGGGTGATACCGCGTGGGTCCTCGACAACAGCGTCCACCTGATCATCGTTGAGCAGTCTGAACTCTTTGCCAAAAATCTTGAACCGAGTGCCTGCATAAGCCCGGACAAGAACGAAATCGCCCTCTTTGCACCAAGGCCCAGTCAGGAATTTGTCTGGATCTTTGTACGCTTGAGGACCGACTTTTAGTACGAACAGCACCGTAGTGGTGTGTTCTTCCTGTCGCATCACCGAATCTGCTTTGATGATTGCCGAATTCTCAAATGTGTTTGAGACGTCAGGCACCACGCACAGAATCTTCCACCCTGTGGGTTCAGGCAAAGACTTCGCCTTTTGCTCATCAGACGCATCTTCTGAGGGGGCGTCTACGGGTTGGATGCTTTCAGGCAGCGCGAAGCTGTTGGGGGGTAGGACTATTTCACTCATTGGATTTTTCCACTTTCTCAGCAAGGTCTAGGACGTGACGCTCTGCGATGGCAAGACCTTGAATAACGCCGCAGAGTTTTTGGTACTCGTCAAAAGAGCGACATGATCCGCCGGCACAGTCGTCGGCGTAGTTATTCATGTCGATGCGTATTTGTTCGCGCAATACGCGTGCGAATTCGGAAATCATTTAGTGGGTTTCCTTGTTGGGGGTTGTGCTTGCGCACGGGCTTGGGCAGCCATCTGCTGCTTGCTCTTTGCGATATCGACGCCAATACGGACGCCTTCTCGTTGTTGGTCTGCAGCCATACGCTCGCGGTCCAAGCGATCTTTCTGGCCGGTTTTGAAACCTTCAAGTTGGTATTTGGCCTGCAACTCTTGCTCTTTGAGTTTCAATTCGTCTGCACGAGCGGCTGCGTCCACGTTGACCTTCTTGTCCTTGATAGCCAAGTCTTGCGCTTTGAGCTGCAATTCTTGCTGCTGCATTTGAACAATTGGATCCTGCGCTTGCTGCGCTGCTTGCTGTTGTGCAGCCTTGGCTTGGTTCTCTTGCAACACCTGTTGGGCGGCTTGAGCCATCATGCCTGAGAGCGCTGATTCGATCTGAGGCGGCAGCTTTTCGTCTTCTGGGGGCAGCGCCATGCCAAGCTGTTGCTCGATCTTCTGGCGGTAGGCAAACCCGACGTGCTCCGCGATGTGCGCAGTCATTGCCGCTTGAATCTTCGCCGCATTGGGACTTTGACCCACCAACTGCTGGATGATCGGATCCTGCAGTGCAGCCATGTGCACACGGATGTGCGACTCGTGATCTTGGTAGATAAACGCCTTGAGGGGGGTGCCCTTGAGCGCATCTTGGTTCTCGGTCACAGGGTCCTTGGGTTTCTGATCTTCAGGCAGGGGCACCAGCTTGTCCGGGTCCTTAATACCCAGCACCTCAAGCATGCCTCGATGCAGTTTTGGCAAATCGTAGATGTCGGGAGCCATCTGAGCCAGCTGAATCACGGCTTGGTACTGCACCACACGCTGAGACATTGTCGCAGCGTTGGGATCTGACACGGGGATCACCTCAACCATGTCATAGTCAGCAACCTTGGCACGGGGGCCCACTTGTGCGTCAGGATCGTAGTCGTACTCATCCTCTGTGTAGTCGCGGATCAGCTCTTTGATGAGCTGCAGCTCCTGCTTCAACGCGTAGTGCACACGGGCCTGCACAGCCGACATGACCTTAAGCTGGCGCTCAAGGAGAGCCAAAGTTGTGCCCACGGGAGCCTGAGCAGACATGTCGGCAACCTTCATGTCCGCAGTCGCAGCAAAGCGACGGCCCTCTTCCACCACGGTGTTGAGCAAGTTGTACAACGTACCTGACGGCTCTTTGTAAGGTAGCGGTAAGATATTTTGCTGAATCGTACCTGACCCCACATCAACGTCACGCCATTCTCCGGGAGAGATGGGAGTGTCGTCGCCCTTGATACGCAAGCCACGTGATTTCAAACCACCGGGCAAGTTAGACAGCGTACCTGCATCTATCAGTTGACGCATCAAGCTAGTGGCAGACTTGGCGAAACCACCGATCAGGTGGAACAAGCCAAAGCCATAGGCGCCAAAGCCGGGGATGTACTGGTAGTGTACGAAGTGATCGCGTTTTAACTGCAGCTCATCACTTTGACGCCAGTTGCGGCGGATGGCAAGAACTGTGTTGGTACCGCGAATGAATGTCACCACGTATGGCAACGCGATTTCTGTAAGCTCTCCCTTGTCGTCCTTATGTGCGTAGGGATCAGCGGGGATCACCAAATCAACGTGTGACTCGTACAGGGTGAAGCGATTGTCGTTGACATCCGAAAACCCCGTCTCTTTGTCCTTGGCCTTGTTGATCTCATCGGTGGCTTTGTCCGGGTCCCCAATGTCGCCTTGCGCATAAAACCCTGCTTGCTGCAGCTTGACGATGTCGTTTTTTGTCTTACGCATCACGTGCGTAACACGGTAGCAAGTCTGAATGTTCGAGGCACCATAGGGCAGCAGCACGTCTTCTGCGGGGATGAAGATAGAGACCTGACGGCCAAGGCTTGGGTCAAAGTACACCTTCTTAAACGCAGACCCCGTCGCAGGCAGCGACCACAGCATACGCTCATGCTCAGGACGAAACTCCACCATGCGTTCTGTCAGCTGGTAGTTCATGTCGTTCTCAACGCGAAGCGCTGCCGACATCTTCTCAGGCGTTTGTTTACCCAACACTTTGGTGCGCACGGGGCCCTGTGCAGGGAAAGTCTCTGTAATCGTTTCTGACTGGAACCTTACAACCGCTTCCGTAATCATGGGATGGAACACACCGCTTGCGCCGTTCCAAGGCTCTGTGCGCTCTTCGATCTTCAGACCCAGCAGCTTCAGACCTTCGACGTATGCGTCTTCCCAGTCTTTGCGAGAAGACTTGTCGTTCTCGATGTCACCTGCAAGTTCTTCGATGATGCCTTGGAAATCCGTCTCATCCAGCAAGTCCACGAGGTTGGCGTCGAAGTCCTCAAGCGTGGGCTCACCTTTTTTGATCTCAATCTCCAAGCCCCCCATCTCAATGTTGACTTCTTCGGGGTCAACGATCTCGATCTCAAGAGGCTCTATTTGCGAAGCTGCATCGTCCAGTCCAGCAGGAGCTTGATAGAGGGCTTTGTCAATGTTGGTTGCCATTTAAATTCCTTAGTAGTACGCCGCCCGTCTGGGCTGGAAGTATCCTGTGTCTCGCTCGTCGGAGTCCAACGCCACGAAACCCCCTTGTCTGTAGCGCAGCAGTGCCTGAGTTGTCGTGTCCACATAGTCGTCGTGTTCGCCGACTGGAAACGCCGCCATTTCTTCAACCACTTCGCGTGCCCATCGTGTGTCTGGTGCCCAGACTTTCCCTGACTTGAACAGGTCAGCCACCGCGTTGAGTCGCACCATTTTGTCATTTCCTCGGCTCGGCGTAAACTCATCCACCGCGATCCCCATGTTGCGAAACTCTTGAATGAGCGGCGCACCGGCAGCTTTCTTTTCCACCAAGAACGAGTCAGGGTCCCATTCCTTGTAGTGTTTGTATGCCACTTGCTTGAGCTCTGGAAACGCCATGCGATCCTTGAACGCATCCAGCAATATGATCTGAGGCGAGTCGCCTTCTTCCTCGTTGTACCACACACCCCACGTCGTACAGGCTGAGTAGTCGGAATTATTCTTGGTCTCAAACGCCGTATCCCACGACTGAATGATGTACTCACAGCGTGGTGGGTCGTCTTTTTCCCAAATCCGCCAGTCGCCCCTTGACACAATCGCCGCACTATCTGCGGTGGGCTGCTGCATGTACTGAGCGTTCCAGTATCGGGGATCAATGCTTGCTTTTGTGGCTTTAAGGGCGTCCAGCGACCACTGTTCTGGCCACAGGGACTTCTCGTTGTCCGTACTCTCGTGCAGGATGGCCGGTAGCTCCACGATCTCCCACGGTATTGAGTCCGGATTCTTGGTCTGGTAGTCAATCAAGCGCCCCGTCAGGTCAAGGAGTGACCAACGCGTCATCACAATGATGATCGCACCCCCCGGCATCAAGCG